TGGCGGTAGAAAATTCATCAGATGTTATGATTCGACCTCGGTTATCTTGAATGTCTTTTAGGTTTTTGAGTTTAGGCGTTACCTGCGCTCTAATCGTTGGAATGCCTGGGTTTATTATACCCTCACCACCTCTGACGCTTTTACTTGTCATTAGCTTGGTTAGGTTTTCAAGGTTGTATTCTTTACTGCGTCTTTCACCAGTATTGTAAAAATACTCTTGGTCAAACAATGACTTTTTAGGGTCTAGTGCTTGCAGCTTATCATTAATAAAGTCACCGTAACTTGATAGATCATCGCCTAACTCATTCATTAGTTGATCCCTAGCATCTCTAGCTCTGAATGCGCTTTGAGACTTTGCCTTGTCGTAAGTACCTTTAAGAACATCAAGCCCAGTATCATTTAATCTACCATCTGTGAATAAGATATCTAACAAGTCTTTATTAGCATCAATCTTTTTCTGTAGATTAGCTTGCTTTATCTTAGATGATGGTTGTTTGATCCTTTCTTGTAAGTCTATCAACTGTCTTGTGTAGTATTTTCTAGCTGCTTTATTTTGAGCGTCAGTTAGCTCATCAATACTACCAATAGTTTCTAAGTCAGATCCGAATAAGTACTGTAAATCTCTAAGCTCATCGGTTTCATTCATAAACCGTTCTGGGGCAATATCAATACCTTTAGACTTGGCATACTCAGCCACATAAGCTGGATTACGATACATCTCATCAAATGGGTCATTACCTAGATTAAGGTCACTACTTAGATAGTCTGACCCTACCATATCAATTAATCTGTCAGTTTCTTTACTTTGTTTCTTTCTTGATATATCTATATCTGGTCTTTGCTGTCTCGGCGAATAAACATCAGCTGCAAACGTAGGGTCATTAGCAAACGCATCAGACCTACCTACTAAGCTAATATCACCGTAAGACTCTAACGGCTGACCTACCTTAGATATACCGATACTAGGTGATGGTAATCCACCCAACTCACCAATAGTCTCTACGTACTCTGGGTTGATGTTAGTGCCTTTATATAGCATGTCATCACCCTTTATAGCGTTAGGTGTGACCATCTCTATTACCTTACCGTTTTTATCCGTGTAAGCTGCTGAGTCATAACCATTAGTTCTTAGCCAATCATTAAAGTCCTTTGCCATTTCTGGATTTTTTGATATACGATTTTTGACTGCCATAGCCTCACGCATATCCATAGTCAATGTTTTTTTAGCTGTAGGGTAAAATTCCTGTACGTTATCACCATAGCTACGCGCCATAGCATCAGACTCAGTAAGGTAAAAGCCCTTACCCAAGAACCCAGCATCTCTTGACTGCAACTTGCTAGGGTCAACTTGGTCTATAACATCACTACTACCGTGATATAACTTAGTGCCAGAAAAATCCATAGGGTCAGTCTTTGTAATAGCATCAAACCCTTTCTTAGCTGCATTACCCACTACTGGGATGGCAGATAATAATCCAATTCCAGTACCTAAAGCATCACCCTCACGTATAGCTCGACCTAAATCATCACCACCAATAGCGTCACCAATAACTGGCGCAGCCTCTGCAATAGACCCTAGCGTTCTACCAGTGTCCATAGCTCTATAACGGTCTGATACAATGCCTGTGTCATAAAGTGTATTACCGATACCTTGACTAAGCATATCGCCAAAACTAAGCTCAGTAGGCGTAGCAGTAGGCTGAACATTTAACCTATCACTAACTGCTTGACCCATAGGCTGAGGCATAAACTTCTGCTGTAATATCATACGCATCTGCTCAGGACTCATACCCTCTGGGAACTCTACCTCACCCACACCTTTGACCATGACTCTAGGCATTAATAAAGTCTCCTAACACTGGATCGAATATCAACGTGTTACTCTTAATCTCACTGTCTAGTTGCTTTTGTAACTTCTGCTCTAGCTCAGTAACTTTAAGTGCCATCTCTTGTACCTTGGCATCACGGGTATTATCTAACTGTTGTTGTTTCTGTTGTAGCTCGATATTGCCTTGTTGTACCTTAGCAATATTTAAATCAATCTCAGACTGTAACTTATCAGACTTGCCTTTAGCATCAGATTGTAATTTAGCCATATCAACTTGAATTTGCTGTTGCTTCAATTGGTTCTGAACCATATCAGCCTCAGCTTTAGCCATCTCAGCCTGTGCCATCATCATAGCTGCAGGATCTGGTTGTGGCTGGTTCTGTTGTGCCATTTGCTGCGCTTGAGCCATCATCTGCTGCTCTTGCTCAAATGTCATAGGCTTATAGTATCTCTCTGAGTTTCTAACGCCCATTAACGACAACATGTCAGCTAGGGTATTGCGTATCTCTGTTACGCCCACCACGCCATTCTGTGCGCCATATGATTGATATACCATCATCTGTGTTTGTAAGGTAGATTGTAATGCTGCTAACTTCTCTTGTTCTTTACCAGTACCTAAACCTACGTTCACCATCACGTCCATGCTAGATTTCCACGTTCGGACATCCATTGGCACAAACTGTCCGTTCAGACGTATAAACTCCTCGTCATCTGCATTCTTAATCATGCATTCCAGGATAAGTTTAAATAGACGCTTCATGCCACCCTCGGCAAAATTACGCGCCATTACTTCAACCTGACCTGCACCACCTTGTACGGTAGCTTGTACGGCTGTAGCAGTGGCATTCTGTAAAGCGTCAGCATCTAAACCTAACGAGGCTTGTGAGATACCTGTCTTGTCAGACACTTTATTGTCCAAATATTGAACAAATGGTAATACTGAGCCTGCTACAAATGGTGTCTGTAGGTCACGTACTGCACCTGATTGTTTAACGCGAATGATTGCACCGATTTCATTATTCAGTACGTCATCTACGTTTACCAGCTCCTCAATGATTTCTCGCTGTGGGTTATTGGTAAGTGCTACGTTATCTAAGATACCACGTAGAACAGATGTGCTTGAGTCTTGCTCATTCAATAGAATATCAGCAATAGAACGACCAAAGAATGAGTGCGGTTCTGGGTCGCATTCGAATATTGCAAATGGGTTATCAGATACTTCCTCAACATCTAGAACTTCGTGAGCAGATCCACCAGTAATGACTTTATGTAATGTAGGGATGCCTGTGCCGTCTACGTCCATACGGATGTAAGACTCACACACCAGGACCATCTTCATACTTGGGTCTAATGACTCATTTTCCTCGTCACGGTCCGAATAGTAACCTGTGCGGTAGAATCGTTCCTCATCAATAGTTGTGTCAGACTCGCTTAATCCGTCTAGCTCAGATACAACATCTGCATCGTAACCCATAGCAATTAAGTCACCTACACGCATCTCAGTACGATGTAATAGGATATAAGCTGACTCTAAGCAAGTAGCATTACGGTCAACGAAAAACTCCTCTGGCGGTACTGATTCAATCTTTAAATCACCGTCATAGAACTTACGTACAATCTTAGCGTTATGTGATACTAAACCATTGACGTCTATCATCTCATGCTCTAAGACTTCTACCTCGTCATCCTGGACCAGCATAGCGAACTCATCCTCATTCAAGTTGTTATACTCGTATGATTCTGTTTTCTGCTCCTCAGCGTAGTAGACCTTAGCTATACCGATTTTCTTGATTAGTGCGTCATGTACCGCATCAGCGATAATTGAGTAGCCACCACACTGATTGAACTTGTAAGAACAATATGTAGATGCTTGCTCTGCCATTGCAGTGTCTTGTGGCTTTCTTGGTATAAACTCAACTGGACGCTCAGTAGATAAAAAGACTCGCATAAGTGGCGGTTTGATATTTCGGATGGTGTCTCGCACTTTAGTATCTACTACTTTAGAACGACCATCTTCATGACCTAGATCTGTTTCACCGTCATAGTAACGCTGGGCTTTAATTCTGTCCTCAGAGATTTCACTTTCAACAAAGTCAACTGCGTCATCGATTGCTTGGCTGACTATGTTCTGAATATCGTCTTTATCTAACATTTAATTACCCTTAATATTTTCTGGCAATGTAGCTCCTGTTGTCATAGCTCTAGCTACAACGTCAGATACAAATTTAGCTCTAGTTGCATCCATTTTACCACTTTCTATGGCTTTTTG